GTTCGGATTGTTCAGCAGCCTGGATTTCGGTCTGTTCATGGTCGCGCGCGGCCATAAAAGCGTAATCCGCTGCGCGTTCAGCGTCCGTCTTGGATGCTTCGACCGCTGCATCAACGTCCCAATTGGCTTGCTGCCAGTCGTGATAGTCCTCTGCGGACAGTGCGCCTACAATATCCAGGCGGAGCATAGACCGGTTATAGCGGTCGCGTGCCAGTTCAAGTTCTTGTGCTGCCGTCATGCTGCTTGACTCTTTCCCCGGCCCGTGCCATACTGCTCACGGGCGCGGCTGGTGGGCGGGCTGGTTGCCACTCGCGCCGCCCACGGCTAACGACAATTCCTAGCGGGCTGCGCCCACCGCCTTACCTTCGTATTCCCATCGGGTACTGCCATCTTGATCTACCCATAATAGCCGCCAACCCATGGCGATCAATGCCTGTCGTTCATGTTCGAGCAGGGCGACTTTGATGGTGCGATATCGAGGCTTGCATTTGACGGATTGACCGTTGCGTTTTTCAGCCTCATAGGCTTGATAATGTTCTTGCCAATGATCCTGGCAAAAAATGCCATGCGTCGTTGAAAATCGCGGGCAACCCTTGACTATGCATTTATTGGTTCGGTCCATTCGTGTCATCGTAACTCTCTCCTAAACTAAGCGTGCTTTTTTTCGTCTTTGCCGCCCTGAAGCGGTTGCAGCAACTTGGCTTTCAGGTCCTTGACTTGCGCCTCAAGTTGACCGTTGACAATCTCAAGGCTACGCTTCTCTTTTTGGGTTCGTTCGAGCAATCCCTTGGTGTGATGGAGCTCACCGCTCAAGGCCGCGTTCTCTTTCTCGCGTTCGGCGTTAATGCGCTGCAACTCATGAAATTTGGCGGACACTTCCACGAACCGCTTTTCATGATTGCGCCCCATCGGGTCCGACCATGTATCGAGAAAAGTCCTGGTAACTTCCACGCCTTCACGCAAGAGGGCCGATTCGGCGCGCGCATCGTTCAAAAAGCCTTCGAGCGCCTTCACGGTATTGTGCAGGCGGGTCACGGTAGCATCGCCCTCGCGGGCGGCGGTCTGCAACGCGGCGACAATCTGGTCACTGGTGGCTACTGCGGCCAGGTGGCGAGTGAGGCGCGTCCGGCTGAAGTTTACGACGCGCAACCGCTTCTGGCGCTCCGCGTCCCGTTCAGCGCGCAAGGTCGCCAGTTCGTGCTCGCACCGTTTCAATGCTTCCTGACGCGGGTCCAACAGTCCCCACTGCTCCGCGATGCATTCTGGGCACGTCGGTTCTTTGACCAGTGGGTTATGCGCCGCGTGGGCAATCTTCGCCTCCATGTCCGGCGCGAACTCAACCGGCTCGTCAACCGGGCACCAGGCCGCAAGGGGGTTGGCGCGGGGCGACAGTTGGGTTCGGGTTGGGTAGATGATGGTCATGATGCCTCCCCTTTTTCCATTGCCATTGCTGCCTCAAGTTGTTCTACAACAGTAATCAGGCAATCCGGTTCATGCTCAAGCGGATATTTATCTTTTCCGATAGCATACGCATCACACACAGGGCAATCCCAATCACACCATGCATGTCCCTGTTCCCAAATATGCAGGCGGACATTTGAAGCCCATTCTTGCAGTTGTTTCAAACTAATTTCGGGCATACTATCCTCCATCTACTGGTTGCCCCCTGCCCCGCCGCGCTGCTCGGTGTCGGTGGTCGTGGTCCCACTCTGCATGGTTCCCCATGCCCGGCCATGTCCACAGTTGCCGGTGCGCTCCGCTGACCAGGGCGCATCTCTGCGCGCCGTTCCCTTCTTATGGTAGGCCAGCCAATACTCAAGCGAGCGCGGGCGGGTCGGGGTACTGCGTGCTAGTCCAGCCATCGGAGCCTCCAACTGCTGAACGCGGACGGGGGGAACACTACGGACAACGGGAAGCGTGCGCCGGATTGCGCCTTATTCGGCCCAATAGGCAAGAACGTTCTCATAGTCTGGGTAGAACTGTACAAGCCATGCTTTCGCTATCTGGGAAAGCATCCGATCTTTTTCATACCCTTCACCGGACTTATAGACTTCGTGGTCAGATTGCCAAATACGCTCACCGGACGCATTATCTATCACAACCCCTACCCATTCGGTAGCCTCATCCCATCTAAAATCTGGTCCATATCCATTAAGGGGCAGGGTATTGTATGAATAACGGCGATATAGACTGGCGTTCGCTGAACGATCATAAAACGCAGCTTTGTAAAAGATATTGCCGCGCACGCGGCCCTGATCATCTACAATATGCGTATGCATACTATGGTCAGTGGGTTCTTTTTTCCAGCCATCGGGAAATGTGGCCTCGATAAACAGATCGTCAACAGGTTCACCCAACACAAACCCCAAAGCCTCAAATGCATCGCTGTAGTTCCCCATGTCGCGCGGTAACGTTTCGCGGTGCGCTTGTTGCATTTGGCCGCGCTTCTCTTGATTGAGAATTGCTTGGCTGGTATCGCCAGTTATGAATGCTTCCAAGAAAACTTCAAGGGCGTCTTCGGGTAAATCGTTCATGGTCGTCTCCTGTCTCACTCACTCACTCACGCGGGCGGTGCCGCCGGGCCGGGCGCTGTGTGCGCTAATCGTCCACCCGCGCGTATTCGGCGCGCAGGGGGTAGCGGCGTACCATATCAAAGTACGCCTCGATTTCCGCAATCTTGAAACGGGCAAGTTCCCCGAAGCGCTCACGCAGAGCAGATATATATAAGGATGTTCCGACCCTTTGGCTTTGTTGCAGTATGGGCAAAGCGGCAAAACATTGGTGGGTACATGCCCCTGCCCTAGCGGGGTTCCAAGCGGCATCCAGTGTTCAACGTGCAAATAGCCAGCCTTACGACAGACTGCGCAGGCATTGCCCCAATAGTTGAGCGCTCGATACCAGTCCGCGCCGGTAAAATCACAAGGTTCATCGGGGCGCATTCGGTTCTGCCATACCGCAGGGGATTTGCAATATTTGCAAATAGGCAGAGCGCGCGGTTTCCTCAACTGCCGATCTGAGAAAAAACTGGTCGGTAATGGGGTATTGCACTTGCCGCAAATAATGAATTCGGACATTGATTTAACCTCATGCTGAACGCAAACTTGACTCTCAATTCATTCTCGATTAAAATTTCTATACTTTACCTTTGTCAAGCGCTACTATACACCACTTTAGCACTAAACAGGCGGTTTGTCAATAGCCACTTGACATCTCACCCACTTTGGAGTACTATTGAAATGCCAAGAGCCACAAATGGAGGCCCAATGTTTGTCCCCAGAATTGATAGACTGCTAATGAGAAAAGCAGAAATAGAACGGCGGAGAATTCCCAAGAAAGAACTTGAGGAATTTACTGGGTTATCGAGGCAGTCTATCGCCGCACTGACAAACCCCAGGGGTGTCAAAATGCTACGGGCCGATACCGTGGCTTTGCTGTGCGAATATTTTGGAATTGAGTACAGTGAATACGGGAAATTATTTGATTTAGCGGGGGACACTCGCCCGGTAGACACCATTGATCCCGACGAAGACGACGAAGACGACGAAAAGGTGGCGGTGGCGTAGGGCAGTCTACGCCACCGCCCGCGCAGCGTGTACGGGCACGACTGCGCGCTCGTATTGTACGCGGAGTCGCACGTTAACAACAAGAGGTGCATCATGCAACCCGAAAAGATTGTGTATGTTGAGCGAAAGTCTTCCGGCTGTATGCCGCTGTGGTTGTGGGTTATTCTGGCAACCGTGCTGGTCTGCGCGCTGATTGCCCTATTCATCTGGACCACGCGCGACGTGGTAACGGATGCAGAAGCGACCGCTAGTGAAAGATCGGCGTGGCAAACGCTTATTGCAGAATGACTCTCCATCGTGCGGGCGCTGCCCCTGAGTCAGCGCGTGATTAAGTCCTGTTAAGGCTATTATATGCTATAATAAGAGGGGCTACAACCCGGTCGGTTTTCCCCGTGATTTGGGGCAAACAGGCATCAAAGCGTATTGACGAACGTCTATCCAAACGTTTCGGAAACCGTAGTGAGCGCGTAAGTTAAGCAAGTAATTGAATAATCGGGGCAAACCTTATAAGTTTTTTATTATTTCAGACACGTAAGTTGGTGGTTAAATTTCGGTTGCCCCCTGAAGCGTATCGAGGTTGCACGATGACAGACGTGGCCCATGAATGGTGCCTGCTGGTCGTAATCCTGACGCTCGCCGCCCTGTTGACCGGCGCGGGGGTGCTGTTCGTGTGGCTGCTGGCGCACTGGCCCCGCGCAGCGACCGGCGGCGGGGGCAGCGGGTTTCGTGCGCAGCCGTTAGCGAAAGCGAGTTGAGAGATGCATATAAACTGTAGATGTTGGCTACAGCCGATTTTACCCAATTACTGGCGGTCATGGTTGGCGATCCGGTGGTTGCTACGACATTCTCGTGTGCTAGTGAGTAGGAATTAACCATGCCTGACAGCCCCGACCGCCCCACCTTGGACACTGAGTACATGACGCCCGCGCAGGCCATCGCCGCGCTGCACGCGGACAACGCGGCGCTGCGGGAACTGGTGCGTGAGTTTACCGACCGGGACACGTGCCCGTATTTTGACCGCTACATGCAGGCTGGCAACTACCGCAACGTCTGTATCTACTGCGGGCACGAAGGCGACGACCACCCGGATACCTGCCCCGTGGCCCGCGCCCGTGCGCTGCTGGGGGGCGAGGAACGCGAACCGTGAGCGATAACGATACTAGACCCTTTACGCTGGATGGCCTAATACAGGCTATTCAGTTTATGGAACAACACCTAAACGACGAGGTACCCTTCCATATACCCGCATCACAGGTCATTATGGACCCGGTGATGGTCGAAGCCATCGGCGGCATTGAGGCCACCGAAGCGCTGCTTGACCGCATCCTGGCCGGAACCATGACCGAAGATGACGTGCTGCTGTGGAATGCGGGCGTAGATGCGATGTGGGCGGCCCACGGCGAGGCGCGTGACGCATGACGCGCCTGCTGCCCGCGCGGGCGAGCTTTCCGCGCCTGGGGACTATTCACCACTGCGACTGGCGCGTGCTGGTGGATGCCCTGCCGGACGCGAGTGTGGACATGTGCCTAGCCGATACGCCCTATGGCACGACTGCCTGCGCATGGGATACGGTCATCGACCTGGATGCTTGGTGGGCGGCCATGCGGCGGGTGATGAAGCCGCGCGGTGCAGTCGTCATGACCGCCAGCCAGCCGTATACGAGTGTATTGGTGTGCAGTAATTTGGACTGGTTCCGGTATGAGTGGGTATGGGATAAGATTCAAGCATCAAATATAGGAAATGTTAAATTCATGCCCCTTAGAAGTCACGAAAACATTTTGCTATTTTCAAAAAATGGAACTATTTATAATCCGCAATTTCGAAAAGACGTGTTACTTCCTTTCGGGAAGAAAACAGGGACAGACACGAAAACAATAGGTACCTTTGGTGAAAATTATCAGGTTGGCGTGGGATACCCTAAAACCGTTTTGCGCTATATGAGACCTAACAACCTAACGGGGGGCGGATTACACCCCACCCAAAAGCCCGTCGACCTATTCGACTACCTGATCCGCACGTACACGCACCCCGGCGATCTGGTGCTGGACCCGTTCGTGGGTAGCGGTACAACCGCTGTGGCCGCCCGGAACCTGGGGCGGCGGTTCGTGTGCGGGGACGTGAGCGCGGACTACGTGCAAATCGCCCGCGAGCGCCTGGCGCAGCCGTGGCAGCCGCGCCTGCTGGCGGCGTAGCGGGAAGTTGCGCGCCGGGGGGAATGGGGGTATACTGGGCTTGTTCAGGCACACAATTGCAAGTATGATCATGGCAAAGCACCCTGCCTCTTGCATGTGCCTGAACACACATGATCAGCGGCGGGGTGTTTTGCGTATAGGAGGCAAGGATGGGACGAGAGATCAGACGAGTGCCGCCTGATTGGCAGCATCCGAAACGGGATCGCAGCAACGACTATCAACCGCTATATGATGAGGATTTTGAATCGGCCTGCCGCGATTGGATGCAGGACTATGCCTATTTTCTTACTAAATATCCTGGCGGGTTTGATGAACAAGGCCAGCCTTACTGGGAAGGCTACGGCGACTGGCCCCCTGACCGCGCTTATCATCGTTCGCGCATCTGGACGGAAGCAGAAGCAACTGCCTATCAAGTGTACGAAAACGTCACTGAGGGCACGCCTGTAAGCCCCGTATTTGAAATGCGCGACGAATTGCGCGCCTGGCTGATTGGCGAGCAGGGGATGAGTCCAGAAGGTGCAGAGGGCTTTATTGATATGGGTTTCAGCTTTTCGGGGGTTATCGGCCCCAACGTAAATGAGTTTGGGTTGGGAGCCGCTGACTGGTTCGGACGGGAACATCAAGCGCAGAAACACGAGCGCGACTAACGCGGTGTTAACCGGGGGTTGCCGCGCGCCCCGCCCAAGCGCGGCATGTATGGCGCGGGCGAGCGGTACTCGTCCTGGCACAAGTTCCGGGTGGAAACGGTGACACAACTCCCCGGTGGAAACAGGTCCCGGTCCGACTCCGGGCCGCGCCACTTGAGGGTACTGGCTGCGAAGGCCGCTGACAGACCGGCCTCTGCTGGTGCCCTCACAATCGCATAGAAACCAAAAGCGACCGAGGCGCGGTCGCTGGCGGCTTCGTTTACTCACGTTCAGGAAAGGTTGAAGTGATGAACGCACATAAACGTTGTCAGAATCATAACGCACACTGGGAGTTACGTCAAGGTGATCTAGTTAGCGGATGGTACGAAAACCGCATGAAAGCAGAAACCGATAACGTGCCGGGCGGTGCGCAATGACCGATAAAGGGTTTTTGCATCGACGCACCAAGAACTTTGGCAAATTGCCATACACGCTTATTGTGGACAAAAATATTACTGCCGGGGCAGCCCGTCTTTATGCCTACATGCACTGGCGCTATGGGTCCAATCGAGACAACCACGAAAGCCGTGAAAGCATGGCAGATACTATGGGCGTCTCAAAGAGAACCATTACCAAATATCTGCAAGAACTAGAACTGGCAGATTGGATTGCGATCATAGCGCGTAAAGGGAAACATGGAAGTGCTACTAACTTTTATCATGTTTTCGAATTGCAAGAGGATTGTAAACTTTGGCGCAAGCATCGACAAAGGCCCAAGCCTACGCATGCCATAGAACAACGTAAGGGACGGATCGGCATTGGGGGAAAGCCTACTCATAACACGGTGAACTCTAGTTCATCCTCTAAGCGGAACGGTGACAAGGTGAACTCAAGTTCACCCACCCCCCTGAACTCTAGTTCACACGATCCAGACTCATATGATCCAGAGAAAAAACAAGGAACACCACCGCCAATAGCCAAAACTAATCAACAACCGAGTAGCGCTGACTCGTCTAACGACGGTCAGCCGAGGAGTGATAGCGACACGCTTCATGGTTTCCACACTGGCGATGCTGTGTGGGTCTGGTCGGACAAACGCCGCGACTTCGTGCAATGCACCGTGACGCGTGAAACCGCACGGTATGTGTGGGTGGTGTATTCCAACATTCACGGAGCGCATCAGGAGATCAACCGCGCGCCACACAATGTGTATCGCGACAAACCACCGACCACGTTTGAGGACTTGACGCCTGCACAGCAGGTGGTGGGCAAATGGACGCAGTGTATGCGGCCCGGCGAGGGCGTGCCCACGAGCACGCTGGTCTATATCCGCACCGTGTTGAAACGCTGCGAGGAGCGTTTTAGGACCACCATGCCCAACGCGGACGAACTCGAACGTGTCTTTGCCTGGAATAAAGGGAGGGGGCGGGATACATACACCAACCCTGACAAGATACCGGCGCTGGTGGGCGAATATCGTCAGGAGTACCGGCCCCAGAGGCCGATTAATGGCCATGCTGAATTCATCTATGTACCGGGGTGCAAGGCGTGTACGTTCGGGATGGTGGTCAACGAACAAGGCCACAGCGAACAATGCCCGGTGTGCCTGGAAGCGCACAATAAGCAGGAACGGGAGGCGGCGTCATGACCGACATACAACGACCGGATCGCATGGCTCCGCACAGCGTTGAAGCTGAAGAGGCGGTACTAGGGTCGATTTTAATCGACCAGGATGCCCGGTTCGATGTGATGCCATTTTTGCATACCGATGATTTTTTCATCGTTCGCAACGGGTGGGTCTATGAGGCGATAGGCCGCTTGCACGCGCGAGCGGAGATGATCGATTACGTGACGGTCTGCGAAGAATTGCGGACCCAAGAGCGCTTGGAGGACATCGGCGGCCCCGCGTATATCACCTACCTAGTGAACCATACGCCGTCCTCGATTTATGCCGAGGCTTACGGGCGGGTGATCGAGCGCGCAGCCTTGCGGCGGCGGTTGCTGGCAGCGGCGAGTGAATTAGCGCAGTTGGCGCACGAAGAGGCCGCCGATATTCACGAGGTGTTGAACCGGGTCGAGGCGACGGTATTTGCCGTGACCGACCGTCACCATACACAGGATGTGCAGCCAATTGGGGCCGTGATTGGCGACGTGTGGGACTATGCCGAACGCGCGCAGCGCGGGGAACTGGGTGGGCTGATTACCGGGTTTACGGACCTGGATCGGATTTTAGGCGGCCTCGAATGTACCGACTTGATCATAGGGGCGGGGCGTCCAGGCATGGGCAAAACGTCGTTAGCCATGACCATTGCGTATGAGGGCGCGAAAGCAGGGCGCTTAAAACCACTCATGTTCTCAATGGAGATGAGTAAGCAGCAGCTTGTGAGGCGATTGACCGCGATGGAAACCGGCATTCCGTCCAACAAATTCAAGGATGGAACATTGACGGATGCAGAATGGAGCACCTTTGCGGATGGCATCACGCGCATTGAAAAGCTGCCGATATACATCGATGATACGCCGAATTTGTCCATCCTCACCCTCTCAGGCAAAGCACGGCGAGCGGTGGCGAAATGGGGGATCAATTGTATCCTGGTGGATTATTTGCAGTTGATGGAGGGCATGGGCGGGGAAAACCGCACGCAAGAAGTGTCTAAGATTTCGCGCGGGCTGAAACTAATAGCCAAGTCCCTCAAAGTGCCGGTGCTGGCCCTGTCGCAGTTATCACGGGCCGTTGATACCCGGCAGGACAAGCGCCCGCATTTGTCAGATTTGCGCGATTCGGGCACCATCGAGCAAGACGCCGATGTTGTGATGTTTATTTACCGGGATGAGGAATACAACGAGGCCACGACCCGTCCCAACCAGGCCGACATCATCGTTGCCAAGCATCGCAATGGGCCAACGGGTACTGCTTCGTTGTTTTTCAAGAAGGAACTAACGCAGTTTGCAAACCTGCGGACGAAAGACCTTAACTTTGCGCCGGTGAATGGCAATGATGGCGATGGTGTATACCGAGGCGGTAACTAGGCCGGGGCTCGACCTGCGGCCCGGCGTGTGAAGGAGAAACAGGGCATGGAATCAGAAGATACGATAGGGCGAGCGATTATCGCGGCCAAGGAATTTGCGGCCCGGTACTCAATGGGGCTAGACATTAGACTCATGTGCGGGGATTATGAGTGGCGCGTTCAATTTGAGAATGATCTGGGCAACTGGTGGGCCGATGGCAAAACGATGCGGGACGCTGTGCGTTATGCCATGCGGATAGCTGAGTTGGTAGCATTGCCGGAAATGAACGCTTATCTTCCCGGCGTGTGAGGGAGGCGACGATGAGCGGGAATAGACGCAAGCGGTTGGTGTACGACGGCGAACCGCGCCGCACGGGATTCTGGTACACGACGCACGCGGGCAATAGCGCTCACATCCAGGGCGACCCGCATATGTCGCAGGAGACGCTTGATGCCCTGGAAGCGCTGATTGACGCGGCGCATCGGGCCATTGCCGACGGAACGTTGGGGAAGCGAGGGTGTGGTCATGAGTTACACGAAACTGACTAAGCCATATTGGCAACAGGGAAGTTCCACAACCACGCAGATAACATGTCCGGTTTGTGGTTCCTTAATGAATGAGGGCTGGTCGTATCCGCGCGAATTTGATGGAATGCCAACCGAGACGTATCGGTGCTCATGTGGACGGGTATATATCGTAAGGCCAGTTGGATACAGGAAAGCGAGAGCGTGATGGCGAATCTACCAGTTGAGTACCGAAACCGCCCGGTGGTGGCGACCGAATTTGGCCCCTCGGTCTATGGACGCACCCTGATTGTTTTCGGGGAAAGCAACCTAACGACAGCGGACGTTGATGCTCTGCTGCAATTGACGGCAGAATATGATCACCGCATTGAGGCACTTGAGGCGCGGATCATGGCGTTGGAGGCGGAATTAGGAAAGCGAGGGAATGATGATAGTTCACTTTCATGATTTAATGGATGATTCAGCGCGCCCTGAAGATAGACGGGCATGCATCTGCAAGATACATTTGTCGCAGGGGAGTGCCAGATATATTGTTGAAAAGTTGCTCGATCAACTAAATCCTGATCTGCAACAGCCATCTAGTTATGCAATATCGCTAAAGGGCTATATCTGGCAGGAACCTTTGCGCATTGACTACGCGGAAGCCTTCAAGCGAATCATTGAGGCAGACGGTAATGGCGACTAACACCTACTTTGACCACACACTCGCGACCCGCCGCGCGCACAATCACCGCCCGGTCGTGCTCGCGTTCCTGCGCGCATTCGTGGCGGAGCACGGCTACCCGCCGACCATGCGCGATATTCGCGATGGCTGCGGGCTGTCGAGCACGTCGGTGGTGCACCGGACGCTGACGGACCTGGCAGCGCGGGGGTACATCGAGCGCACGGCGGGCGTGGCGCGCGGGCTGCGGGTGATTCAATTGGGGGAAGAAATGGAATGATGAGCGAAAAGGTTATTAACGCTCTAAAAGCTGTAGTCGAGTCGGATGATGCCGCCCTGCATTTGCGGGTATCATGTGCTGAGGCTCTTAAGGACATGGGAGTAGGCCCGCAGCAAATTGTGGTGCATTCGATTGTTTCTCATTTTGAGGAACGGGCTAAAATGCGTTCAGCACTGGCCTATTTCGGTCAAGAGTGGATATCTGGACGAGCGGTAGATGAGGCATTATGGATTGGTTCTGAATGCGTTCTCAAACCGGGGCAATATGGCTATGACGCCGCCAAACTTGCCTACGACTACGCCCAACGCGCGAAAGAGGCGGCAGGATGAGCCTCGAACTCTCCCGCACCGGCGCACGGTGGCAGCGTGTGCCCCCTGGCTGGATCGTGTCGATGGGCAGCGTGAATGGCCAACTCGTGCTGTCGCTGGCGAAGGAACACATGGAAGCGCGCGTCAACGCCATGACCACGGCCCCGCTCTGGCGGTGGCGCGTGAATGGGCGCGTGTTCGTGACGGCGGACGTGTGCGTGATGGCGGCGACGGTGCGCGTGGTGGCGCGGGAGGAAATCTAAGATGGAAGAATTGATGGTTCCAAAAGCCCCTGAAGGAAAAGGGAATTATGTAGTACTCTGCTGTCCGCACAATCCCGATGGGCGTCCTGTCAATGAGGGGTTAATGTGTGAATTAGATGATGGCGTGGTGCTGTCCTTCTGCCCACGGTGCCGTTTGTTGATTACGGGACTGATACTAGAAGGAATGATGTATCGCGGGATTCGCGGGGCTGTTCGGGAGAACTATGCAAAGCGATGGTAACGCAGAAACCGCGCGGCACAATCGGAGGCAGCGCGGCTAGCGGCCCGGAGGAGTTCGGGCCCGTGAGGAGTAGTGTAACATGAGCAAGCAGATTGCACAACAATACCCGGACGTGGGCACCGTGCGGGCACAAGCGAAAAAAGACTGGGAGCGCGACTTTAAGCGGGCGATTACCACAGAGCAGAAAATTGGCCACACGATGCCCTGGTGGCTGATTATCGTGGCGGTGTGTTTCTTCGCGTTGTCGGCTCCGCATACTTATGCCATTTTTAACCGTCTAACGCCTGGGTGGGGATTGGCCGGTCCGTTTGCCGTTGAATTTGGGTTGTTATACGTGGCCTTCCGGCGGCAACAATTGCAGGAAAAAGAAAAGTTAACTGCTATCACTAAGCTCTTGTGGTGGTTATTAGGTGCAACTTCAGTGATTGTCAATGGCGCGGGGTCACTTATGGCTGTGGTATCAACCACTCGTGATATTGATGGATTGTCTTTTGGCGCGATTATTAACCAATTCACTGAGCTACCCGCAGCCAGTCAAGCGGGGCTTATTCTGGTTCCGATTGCCGCTATCATCATTCCAGCCGGTACGGTTGTGGCGGGGGAAGGTGTCGCTGCGCTCATACGGCAACGTCAACAACGCGGAAATGAACGCGCGACTCAATGGCATGAGGAACAAGCACGCGTTGAGTTTATCGCCTTGCGGGATGCGGCGATTGCTGAGGGGTTAACTCCCAAGCGCGCGATTCGTTGGGCGACCGATATCACCGGCTATGTGATGCCCACGGACATACCCGTTGTGGACAGGAGCGGACAAATACCGGACGAAAACCGGGCACGTGTCACGGACTCGTTCGGACGGCGGAAACCGCGCCGCGCAGGCAAGAATATGAACGCCCGTGAGGATGTGGCAGCTTACATTGAGGACAACCCCGATGCTGTCCATTTGTCTGTCCGCGAGTTGGCCGAATTGGCCGGTGTGGGCAAGACGATTGCTGCCGAGGTCAAGAACGCCTATCTGGGCCGCAATGGGCACAGTGAGGAGTAAGCGATATGACAACGGGTGATGTAAGTTTTATTCTGCACCAGTTCGACGAGTTGGAGACAACGCCCAGCGGGCGATTGCACGCCAAGCGGCATGATGCCCTAAAGCGGTTTATCTATGAGCATCAAGAGAGCGGCATACAAGCTATTATCACGCTTGCGCAGCGCAGTGAGGAACGAGCAACATTGCTGTGGGCTTTGGCGCGCGATTTTGGATGCCATGCCGAAGGTAATTATCGATGGCATCAGTTCCAAGCCCAACTACGAATGCGACAAGTGGAGTTACCCATAGGTATGCAGCGGAATCTGGATTGGTTGCTTAAAGTTCATGGGTGGTAGAGTGAGGAGTGAAGATGAAAACAAAACCAGTGTGGCCTTCAAGTTATCCTGTGTCAGGTTATGGGCGGCAAGCTCACTTGTTTAGCTATCGAATGGCGTACGATAGACCCCAATGTATCCGATGGTTATTTCGTTGGTGGAGACGGCGGGCATGATGATGACCGAACGGCCCGACAAATACATTGTCGCCTGTAACCTGTCCGTGAGCACGCGCCATTGTCCCAAAGGCGGACTGGCTTATATCCGCTGGCGGGCGGGGGGTGATGACCGCCGTGTCAGTCTGCGGGCGCGGTCGCATTCGGGGCGGTGGATTACCATTTGGTACCCGCTGAAGCGGCTACGCAACTTTCGCATCAAGACGATTCCCGCCGATCATCCCCGGTACCAGGACGATCACATGTGGCTGTGGGACGAGCGCGAATCGGCGGAGCGGCAATTGGCGGATGTACTGTCTTGCTGGAACCATCAGCGGAGCAAGGGGCGGTTACTAGGAGATGAGTGATGGTATTGGCCAAAATGACCTATGACGTTACTCCATTTGTGAAACTGGATAATGGTGTGTATGCGCCCGGTGTTCGCATCACACTAAATGGTAATTTGGTATGCGAACATCATTATGAACTGTGGTTCGTGTCCGAACTATTGGCCGGGTATATGGCGGAAAAATGCGCACGGGCTGAGGCTAATAGTATTGAGGCCCGAATGGCAAGCGTGTTGGAGCCTCATGGTATGCGGAAAGTTACCAAAAGGCGTGTATAGATGCCGATCATCCTGACGACGTGTAGTTGCGGGCAGCGCCTCGAACTGGACGCGGCCCATACCCTGATCCTGACCGGGAGCACGGAGGCCGTGTGGCGCGCGATTCGGGCCACGGCAACCCCCGGTCAGATTATTGACCCGCAAGTCGTGGCTGATTATTCGTTCTTGTCGCGCCGGTGGGTGTACGAACAATTGCACCGCTTGGCGGACTATAACCTGTTGATTTCACGGAAAAAGCGCAAGGACAAACGCGGTAAGCCCGATCCCCGTGGTAAGCATCATGAATGGATTCTACCTTCGAAGCCACTTCCCATTGTTCTCTCTGGCAGAACAATTCGCGGAAAAGTGGCTTAAATTCCGCAAAGTATTGACTTCCATCAATATATAATGTAGGTAGGCGTTTTATACGCGCTGCCCCTACGCGCACAGGCCCGCAATGGGACCGCCTGTGCGCCTAACCAGCGTGATGCCGGGTGGGGCAGTAAGGGATGGACGGGCGTGTTTTCGTTTTGAACCACCAGCATACACAGTTCGCGCCGGGTCCAAGGTAGGTTCGACCCCTGCCGATCCCACTGGCGGTAATAGCTCATCTACCATGTGTAGACAGAGTAACGATGTTGTTGACCTAGGTAGCAACTTCAGTCACGACCGCTTGGACGGAGAGGGGCGCGGACCAACGTATGCGAGTGGGCGCGCCCCGGTGGAATGTGGAATGGGACTGACGAATAAGCAGCGCGTGTTCGTGGAAGAATATTTGCACTCTTTCAATGCTACTGAAGCCGCATTGAAGGCTGGATATTCTGAGCGTACCGCCTATTCCATTGGCCATGAAAACCTGAGAAAACCTGAAATAGCTTCCTTTATTAAGGAACGGATTAATGAAAAGACAATGCAAGCCGATGAGGTATTGCTTAGATTATCAGACCAGGCGCGCGGACTCCCTGTAGAATGTCTCCGTGCGCCGTCTGTGTTGGGTTGGACTGTTGATTTTGAAAAACTAAAAGAGTTGGGTTTGACTCACCTGATAAAAAAACTTACGTATGATGATGATGGCAACTTAAAGACCGTTGATTTTTACAATGCTCAGCGTGCCCTTGAATTGCTCGGTAAGCATCGACAGTTGTTTGTTGAGCGGATCAAACATGAAGATTGGCGTACCGAAGCGATTGAGGCGATTAAGCGGCGCGAGATAGGATTTGAGGAATTAGCTAATGAGTTCGACAGGGACCTCGCTACCGAACTATTTAAAGCAGCGGGCATATCTGTTGAAATTGCAACGAGCGAAGGAACAAACGAGGGCTAATCAACTAGCCCAGGAAACTGGCTCTTTAACATCTTATAAGCATTTCTTGTGGGCGCGTTATGAGGAAGCTACGCATTTAACGCTTTTGGATGGTTATTTGACTGCTTGTTCAGAACATGCGGCTTCAGGTGGACAGCGAGGCATAGGCCATTTAATTGTCGAGATGCCACCTCGACATGGAAAAACAACGACTATAAGTCGCTTGTATCCTACGTGGCATTTAGGGAAATTCCCTAATCATAGGCTTATTCTGGCAAGTTATGGAGCTACGCTGGCACAGAAAAATAGCCGATATGCTCGTAATGTACTTATGATGCCGCGCTATCAGATGTTATTTCCGGATGTGCATTTGGCTTCCGGCAGCCGCGCGGCTGATGCCTGGGACTTGGCAGCGCCCAATGAGGGCGGCATGGATGCCATGGGCGTTGGCGGGGGCGTGACCGGTAAGGGTGGTCACATCATCATCGTGGATGACCCGGTGAAATCCCGCGAAGAAGCGGAAAGCGAAGTGTACCGGGATAAGGTATGGGACTGGTTCACCGATGACCTGTACACTCGGCGCGAACCTGGGGCCGCTGTCATTGTGGTGATGACCCGCTGGCACATGGACGATTTAGTAGGGCGATTGTTACGTGAGGAACCGGGCAAATGGACGCAGTTACGCATGCCCGCGCTGGCTGAGCCCTACGATAAGATCGGACGCGAGGAGGGGGCTGCATTGTGGCCCGCGCGCTATCCACTCGCTGAACTCATGAACATTAAAAGTGTCATGGGGGAGTATTCGTTCAGCGCGTTGTACCAGCAGCATCCCGTGCCAGCCGAAGGTGGGTTGTTCAAGCGGCGCAACTTTAATGTTGTGCCCATGCCTGCGCCGGATAGTCTAGTGCAAGTGGTTCGCTTCTGGGATTTGGCCATGTCCGAGAAGACGAGCGCAGACTACACCGTAGGCGTCAAGATGGCGCAAGGGGTAGACGGGCGGATCAAGGTGTTGGATGTGGCCCGACGGCAATTGGAATGGCCCGACGTAACACCGTTTATTGCCGAGACGGCGCTTAAAGATGGTCCTGGGGTGCAAATTGGCTTTGAGGAAAAGGGCTACATGAGCCGCGCGGGGCAAGAACTTGTTGCCGACCCCCGATTGCATATGTTCGGCATCTGGGGCTATCCGAAGGCCAAAGACAAAGTAACCAATGCGCTGCCCTTTGCGGCGCGCGTTGGCCAGCAAGTGGTCGATGTGGTAGACGGGTACTGGACACGTGAGTATCTTGAGGAATTATGCTCTTTCGATAAGGGCGCGCATGATGATCAAGTAGATGCTAGCGCCGGGGCCTATGAAATGCTTGATAGCGGAGTCTTTGAAGGTGGATTGAATGTTGCCGCAGTTGACGAAATCGGCTTTGGAGACTATTAAGCGCTTGGCTGAGCGGATAACAGCCGAAACCGGCGATGCGCCGTCGCACATTGTGGAATATGACGAGGACAGCATTCAGGACGGCGGCGGGTATGGGGGCGACTTCGACCCGCGCCCGCAGTGGGTACGTGATGAAGATCGGCGGGCCAGTGAGCGCCGCCGGAATCGAGGAAACCATGGGTAACGGACAGCGCGCCTTTACGCGCGTGACGGCAGTCTGGGCGAGTGGGTCGCCCACATCATCCGCCATTGATGCGCCCTGGGGGCACATGGCCGGGGGGCAACTTCACATCAGCGGGGCGTGGACGAATTCACACATTGGCTTGCAGCAAACGGTATTCGGTCTATGGTTCCCATTGATGGACTGGCAATGTGGCTTCACGGGCGTCAGCATTCCCAGCGCTAGCGGGAATGCAACATTACAAATGCCGCCGAATTGGTTTGCGACGTATGGCGGCGATAAAAAGGTCGTGCTGTGGTCGCACAATGGCACCGGATCAGGCGTACCACAAGGCAACCCGCGCACGGTAGTGATTGATTTGAAGTCATGAGCAATCCGGTACGGCGAGTGCAGCAGTGGGTAGCTGTGCGCATTAAGCGCTTCCTCAAGCGTTATCTTATTAAGGCCTTACGCGAGGAAGACAGCGAGGGGCTATTTGTACACTCAGCGAATTATAGCATCGAGTCCGATCTGTACTATACGCGCCCCTTGATGATCCCGTTTTCGGTGCAGCAAGCCGGGGCGGAGCAGCTTAACAAGTATATAACTGAAGCGACGAAATACTATCGGGGCCAGTTCGACGATCCCTATCGTACCTCGATGGATTTGCCCGTTTCGATGCCCATTGAGGACCCGCTGGAAGAATGGGACTACAGCACGCGGCGGAATGTGTTGACCAACTGCCACGCCGCTTATCACCGTAACCCGGTGGCGAAACGGGCGGTGGATGTGACACAGCAGTTCGCGGTTGGCAAGGGGCACACAGTCACGGCGCAGAATGCGAAAGTGCAGGCAGTGATAGATGACTTTCGCGCCAACCCTGATAACGCCATTCAGCACTACGAGCGCACGCTACTGCGGGATTTGCAGATAGATGGCGAACTCATCATCCGGTATTTCCAACAGGCGGGGCAGACGGTGATTGTTCCCTTGCCCCCGTGGCACATCACGGAGATTGAGACAGAAGCAGGCTTCTTCCGGCGGGCGACCCGGTTTCATCTGGAATATGGGGCGTTTAACGTCAATGCCGTGTCGCAAATGGGGCATAAGGTAGTTGATGAATGGATACCCGCTGACCAACTCTTGCATGTGCCGATCAACAATCACAGCTATGAACTGCGCGGGCGACCGGACCTGTACGTGATTCTGCCCTGGCTCAAGGCGTACAAGGACTGGCTCGAAGATCGGGTCCGCCAAAACAAGTGGCGCGGGGCGCTGCTATGGTGGGTCAAGATTGCAGGCGCAGCGGCGGGTACAGTGGCCGCCAAAGTGCAGCAGTGGAAGCGGCCCCCCACGCCGGGCAGCGCCTATGTGAGCAGCGACAAAGAGGAAGTGACCGCGCTCACGAACAGCGTGGGCGCGCCGGACGTGTCCGAAGACGGGCGGCAAATCCGGATGATGTGCGCGACGGGCATTGGCTTGGCTGAATATTTCCTGGGGGACGGCGAAAACGCCAACCTGGCGACGGCGACGGCGCAGCAGTTGCCCGCGCTGTGGAAGTTTACCGACGCGCAGGAAATCATGCGCGAGCAGGTGTGGACGCCGATTTACAAACGCGTGTTGCAGAACGCCATTGATGCCGGGGAGTTGCCCGCAGAAGTGCGCGTTGAAGACAGTGACGGCGACCCGGTAATGCTGGTAAGCGAGGATGGTAGCGAATCTGAGCAGTTTATGCCCGCCTTGGATGCGTTTGAGGTGGCGTATTATGAGCTGCAAGCGGATGATCCCAAGACGATGGCCGAGGCCATATCGCTGGATATCACAAATGAACTGGTATCCAAAGAGACGGCACGCGGCCAGCGGGGCTATGATCATGCGATGGAGCAGAAGCGGTTGCAGAAAGAGAAAGCCGAGCACCGCGACGATGTAGCGCAGGGGTTAGACATGGAAGTGCCCCCACCGTTGCCAGGGCAGGATCAGCAGGCGGGGCAAGACAGCGAGGATACAGCGCGTAATGGCCAGCCGGACGAAACGCCCGCTGCAGCCGAGCGATAGTGCCGCGATTGCCCGCGCGCTCCGCAGTGACAGCGACCTGCTGCGTTATGCGGAATGGTGGGTTCGACGGCGGATTTACGGGCTGAGTGACCAGGAGGCCCGCTGGCTGTATGACCGCTATCTAGACGCCTACAAGCGCATGGTTGCCGCGCTGCCCACGGCCTACGATGGCAACGGCGACCCGCAGTTACAACAGCGGGCGGCACTACTGGATCAAATCGAACGCGAAATGCGCGCGCTCACGGGCGCCGTGGACACGCACCTTACCAACACGATATTAGACGCCTTCCGGCAGGGGGCCATGGGCCGGGGCTGGGCACTCGATAGCGCGACGGGCGCGCAGGTCCGTGTGCGCTTGCCTATGTTGCCCGCCGAGGCCATCCGGGCGCTACTGCTCACTGAATATGTGGGCCAGCAGTGGAGCGCAACCCTGATGTATGACCGGGATGATTTTATTACCCGGATCAAGCGTGGGTTGACGCAAAGTATGATCCAGGGCGAAGGCATGGCGGCAGCGCAGCGCCGAGTCCGCGACGAACTCGGCATCCAGACCGACCGGCGCAAAGGATTTAAGCGCAACTTCTACCGTACCCTACTCATTGCCCGCACGGAAATCATGCGCGCGTCGAACCTGGGGGCACTGGCGACGTATGAGCAGAACCAGGACGTGCTGAATGGGTGGGAGTGGGCAGCGGCGCGTGATGAGCGCGTATGCAGGGTGTGCGGAGCGCTGGATGGCAAAACGTTTGGCTTTGGCGACCCGCAACTAGCCCCGCCGTCCGGCAGTCATCCAGGGTGCAGGTGTACGCCGGTGCCGTGGATCAAAGACGCGTTTATGGCCGATGATGCACGGGTTCGGCAGACCTACGCCGAATGGGCAGCGGAGCGGGGGATAAGTTGGATGGATGACGGCGGATTAGCAAGCCAGCGTAGCACGACCGCGCATGGCTTGAACAGGACGAGTAACTAATGCCCTACACACCGAGTACCGTACCCGATCACGTCCCCACCGCCCGCGCCACCCAATGGGCGGGCGCGTGGAATGGCGCGTATCGGGACTGTATCGCGGATGGGGGTAGTGAGGAACCATGTGAACAACGTGCTTTCCGGGTAGCCAATGCGCTGCTGAAGGAAAGCGAACAGGACAAACGTATGAGCACGACGGTATTGATCGAACAGATTGAACTGATTGAGGGCACCTTTGACCCGGAACGGCGCACGGTCAAGCAGCGGATCATCCGCGCGGGGGAGAGCGCCAACGGGCGGTATTACAAGCCGGAGACGTTGCAGGCGGCGCTACCATTGTTCGCCCGTGCGAATGTGTACGCGGACCACCCCACGCCCCAGGCGCAGCGCATGGGGCAAGCCCGGAGTGTGCGGGAAACCAGTGGGTGGCTGGCCGATCCGGTATTTGAGAATAACGCATTGGTCGCTACCCGGCATTTTACCAAGAACCAAGCCGGGCGCGATATGATGGATTTGGTGTCTGATATCGTGGACGGCATCGCCCCACCGACCCTCATGGGCGCGTCGATTAACGCCGTGGGGAAGGTGGCCGAAGGTGAGGTCAACGGCAAGAAAACGATGATGGTCGAAGCCATTACCGCCGTGAATAGTGTTGATGATGTGTCAAGCCCCGCCGCAGGGGGCGGTTTTGAACCCCTGATCCACAGTGGCAATGTTGTGCTTGCCAATGTGTTAGAGGCAATGGAGTTTGATGAGTGGCGCGCAGCAAGGCCGGAGTTTGAGGACAAGCTCAAGAATGAATGGAAAGCCGTCCGCCAAACGGAAGCGGTAGCTGCTGCCATCGCCGAGCGGGATCAGGCGCAAGCGGCCCTGGTCGAAGCGAATCAGCAGATGGAAGCCAAAACGCAACAGGTATCTAACTTAGAAACGGAACTAGCGAGTCTGCGCGCCGACCTGGCGCGTAAGGCGCTGGAAGTGGAGCTAGAAAAGGCCCTGCGTGAACATCGTCTGCCCATTGAATGGGAAACTCAACTCCGCGCGCAACTTGCCGAGGTAGAGCCTGCTAAATGGCCTGCCATCATTGAGGCAGAAGCGCGCAAGGCGTCCGGATTGAAGGCGCAGCGGGGCACGGTCCCTGTGAGTGGTGCGCCGCAGCGGGTCGCTACATCCCTGGTGGTGACGCCCCCGAAAGATGGGCCGATCTACTTGAGCGAAGATGCGACACCCGACGATCTGGCCGCGGAGTTAGAACGCAGGAGCAAATAACATGGTAGTGACTGCATCAGCAATTTACAGTTCCCACCCGGTGTCGATGGGTCAGTTTGTGGCGTTGCCTGCATCAGGCACAGCGCACGATATCAACCCCGGCGACTGGGTAGCCTGGTCTGGCCAGTATATCATTGCCGTCAATACCGGGGTGGCCTCGTGGAAGGCATCAGGCGCCGGTGTGGCGCTTGAAAACAATCCGGCATACGATCCCGCAGGGCGGCAAGTGATCAACTCGGCGCTGTGGGTGGCGCGTTACGGTGTATTCCGTGTTAGCGCCAACTTCAGCGGAAACCCGCTTATGGGCGTTGTGGCTGCCCCTGTAACCACCGGGTCCGGCGTGAATGGTCCCAGTGGTATTACGGGTGTCGCAGCGGCCTGGGATACGGGCACACCGGTCAGCGTATCAGGTGGCACCGCGGCGGCCCCGGTCGCTGGCGTGGCTCAGGTGATTGGGTGGTACAACAGCGGTCCAGCAGGTACGGGCCAACTCGATATCGTTGTTTGGGACCGCAACGCGGACTACTACTAAGGAGCGGACATCATGACAACGAAAATCGACATGGAACGGTTGGAAGAATCACTCGATAAGGCGCAGCAGTTGAACGCCATGCACGCCGCTACCCAAATGTATCAGGTCACCGACCCCGACAAGGGACGTGTTGAGTTGGTCATGCGGGGATCGGATGGCAATGACTGGCTGAACGAAGCCTTGACCCCTTATCCGCGTACCCATCGGGGGTACATCACCACCGATCCGGACAGCGCGCTGGTTGAAACGGCCACCGGATATGCGACCACGCCGAACTTTCCCGATCTGCTGCGTAGTGGTATCCAGTTTGATGCCTTCAGTAGTTACAACGGGGTGCCGATCACCTATCCAATGTTCACGGCGATGATGAACAGCAACAAAATGCAGGAAGAGTACCTCAAGGACTCCGCGTTGGGGATTGCTCCCGTGGTAGGTGAGGGCGAAGACTTCCCCATGGCCGCGATCAATCTGGATTCGGGCGTGACCATCAAAAACCACAAGCGCGGTTTTATCATCGGCGTGACCGAAGAAATGCGGCGCTTCGACCAAACCACCAAAGTACGCCAGATTGCCCAGGCCATTGGGCGGTCATTGCGTATTACTGAGGAATATGCGGCTTACACAGCGCTCACGACATCGGGCAACTACACGCGCAACAGTACCACCAACGACAACAACGTAGGCGCCAACACAGCGGCTACCACGTTCTCCGCCGTGGGCCTGATTACCGCGTTTGCCACGCTGACCACCATGAAGGATCGCAAATCGGGAATGTTCCTGGGCGTAGTGCCCGACACCCTGATTGTGTCGCCTCAAGGGTGGTTTGCCGCCAAGCAGTTGATCGAGTCCCCGCAGGTCATGCGGGCGCATGCGGACGATGACAGCACCGTGATCACCGTGGAAAAATACGGCACGGGCACCAACAACGCCTTTTTCGGTATTGTGAACAAGATCATCGTATCGCCGTGGATGAATGACTACTACTGGGTACTCATGGAAAGCAAGCGCGCCCTGATGTTCCAGCGCGTTGATCCCATGCGTGTTCTGCCACCGGAATACTACCCGCGCAATGATACGTGGGAGTATCAGGCCCGGAACTACTTTGGTGTGGATATGCTGGATGATCGCTTTGCGTATCTCTCGACCAGCAGCACCGCGCCGACCGTAACCTAATCAGGATGAAACAGGGGGCGGGGCAACTCGCCCCCGCATAGAAAGGACCACTGATGACGGAAGTAAACGACGTAAATGAAGTGCTGAATTGGATGGATGGCTTGTGTGAAGAGGCCAGTAGGGATATCGCGTTGGCGAATCGCCTGGCGCGGCAATCCACAGCCTTTACAGACTACTTTACCAATGTCTACAAAATCAAGAGCATGAATCGGGAAGCGTGGCCATACTGGCGTCCCAGTCTCTTTAGCGAAGCGGTGCGAATGTACAATGAGTACCTGTTGACCGAGCAAACCCACCAAGCGGCGGGTCAGGTCAATGACATCGCCGCGCGCCTCGCATCGCTTGAGGAAATGGTACGGAAGTTGGTTGAAGTCCAGACGCCTAAGCAACAGCAGGCGTTGGCTGAAGCGACTGACGACACCGACGAGGACGAGAACGCAGAAGACACCGAGACCGAAGATGACGCCGACCCCAGCCAGGAAGAACCGGCGGAACCGGCGGCGGACCCTGACGCCGAGGAGGCGACAGAGGATGAGGAGTCCGAAGGGGACGCATAATGACCTTGACGACGGCGGAGCAGGTACGCCTGCGCATACAGGACATTCCCGCGATTGCTGATGCCACGTTTTACGGCGATGGCAGCGCGTCCGCGTTCCAGTTGGAACACCGGAATCTGCTAAGCGCCACGGCCTATGTGGCGGATACAGCAGGGGTATGGAGCGCTACGGGGGCGACGTTTGACGCCTCTGGCTTTGTGACGTTTTCGGGCGTCATTACGGCGCAAAGTGCATGGCGCGCCCGGTATGTGCATAGTGTGTTCAGCGAAGCTGACATAGGCCATTTTACGGCAGTGGGGGGCAATGTGCCCGGCGCTGCATTGGAAGCCGTGCATGCGTTAATGTTCGATGGCCTGAAACGCGCCAAGTGGGCAGCGCCGGATGGGACCGAATACGACGATACACGCGCGCTCGATCACCTGTGGCGGCTCCATAGCGCGCTCAAGGACGAAATCGAGCAGGGAGAAGTAGGCGACGGCGGGTTTGTGTCGTGGCCTGAAGGACAAGCGAACTGGTGAGCTATCGAGGTCCCAACCGTGCCCGCATTCGCGCGCAGCACAGCGTCATTCAGGACTACGCGGCTGAAACCGCCACCTGGTGCGCGTATCTCACGGCCACGACCGGCACCGGGAGCGCCTATCTAGGCGGTGGGGGCACTACGCCCACCTACGCCGAACGCACGATTAGCGCCTTTTTTGCCGCGCCGCAGATGGGTGAGGCGCGCTTCCGTGAATACCTGTTGCCCGGCGGGCAAGTCATGGCGGGTGACGTGGTGATTTCGACGGTCACGGCGTTGGGCGCACAGGACGAAATCCAATGGCGCGGCGTGACCTACCGGGTTGAGGGGGATAGTACGCCCGTGCATTTGGGCGGGCGTCCGCTGTGGCGCACGTTGCTACGGCGCGGGGATTCGACGGGATAAGTAGAAAGAGTGAAGGGTGTTACTTGGTAATGGACAGCGCAAGCGGCGCATTCTGATTTTCGGCGATGTGGCCGTGCCCACCGGCTTTGGGCGTATTGGCGCGGCGGCGGGCAAGTTCCTGGTAGCGCGTGGGTATGAGGTGGCAGGGGCATGCATTCAGTATGATGGTCTATTGCCCCCACGCACGGGTGTGCCGTTCTTCTGTGGGGCGCTGCAAGGCAAGGACCATGGACAGGCAATCACGGGGATTGCAGCAGCTTACCAACCGGATATTGTACTATCGTTGCAGGACTTCCCCTATCACGAGATGCTGCGCACGGCGAGCGGCATTGATTGGAGCACCACGGGCCACGTGGTCGTGACGCCGATTGACGGCGTACCGATTGCCCGCCAGTGGCTCACTGTCGCCAAGCAGTTCGACGCGCTCTTGACCATTTCAGCGTTCGGGGTGCAGGCGTTGAAAGACGAGGGCGTGACGGCGACGTTGTGCCCGCCCGGCGTGGATACCAACGAATTCCACCGCTTGCCCGATGACCAGCGCGCGGTTTTGCGTGATCATCTCGGCATCGCTGGCGATGCGTTTGTAGTCGGCGTCATGGCTATGAACCAGGGGCGCAAAGACTTTCCCGCCATGATTGAGGGCTTTCACCGTGCCTTTAAGGATGTGGAGGGCGCGCGGCTGTTCTTGGACTGCGAGAAAATCAGTCCGGCAGGATGGGACTTGCCCGCGTGGGTGGTAGAACGGATCGGATTGAATCCCGATAAGGTGCTGTACCGTGAAGATGCGCTACGCGCGGGATTACTCAGCCTGAATGAGCGCTACAACCTGCTGGATGTCCACATGGTGATCGCCCACCGAGAAGGCTATGGACTGCCCCACGCGGAAGCAATGGCGACAGGCATACCCAGTGTGGCCATGAACTATTGCAGTGGCGCGGAAGTGATTGCGCTCCATGAGCAACGCGGGTGTCTCGTCAAGGGCACACCGGGGCGCATTGGCACCTGGGGCGGCGCGCGGGATTACCACGTGGACGTGGATGACCTCGCCACCCAGTTACGCATGCTGTACGACAAGCCCGCCGAACGTGCCGTGCGGGGTGCACGCGGCCTCGAATGGGCCACAGCGCGCACCTGGGACAAGGCGTGTGAGGCGGTCGAGCAGGCGATACAGCGCGTGTTCATCAAGCGCCAGCATGACATCGCTCGCAAGCACCAGCAGCCCGCCACGCCGCAACCGCAGCAGTTGATACCCGCAGGGGTGCAACCGCCCGCTAATGTGTTCCATCTGCACGCGCCGATTTATGTGCAGGGCAATGGGGCAGAGCAGGTAGGCACGGAGATTGCGCAAGCCGTCGGGCAGCAGGTGGTCCTGATGGAGCAGAAAGGACAGGGGGATGACTGAGGAAATGCGCTGCACAAATTGCGGTCATCAATGCCGCGATACAAGTGCTATTAATCAGGGACGTGATTGGTGGCACTGTGAGCGTTGTGGTCTGAATGAATCGGGTGCATCCATTCGGGAATATTGGGCAACGTGCAATAAACCTAGATTCTGGAATCGCCTATTCTTTTACCGCGATAAACTCAATGTAAATGTAGAGGTTTATCAAGCTACATGCAGGCGTTGCAATAAAGAAAACGTATCGTGCCTAATGGTTGATACCTCAGAATATGAATATGATCCAGTTCTCTTGTGTTTTGAATGTATCGAACAGGCTAAAACAGACTATGAAAGCCACATGGCCGATGCACCTTAGCGTCATCATTCCCGCCTACGATCACTTGGACGCGGTGCTGACCTGCTACCAGTCATTAGCGCGCACGGTCAACCCGCAGCGTACCGAAGTGCTCATACAGGACGATGCCAGCCCGGCGTATGATGGCCCTTCGGTTTTGGGGCCAGCCTGCCAGCGCAACCCGGCGAACCTGGGGTTCCCTGGCAACTGCAACGCTGGGGCACAGCGGGCGCGCGGGGACGTGCTGCTGTTTCTGAACCAGGACTGCGAGGCGCTACATCCGAATTGGGACGCGCGGTTGTTGGAGCATTTCGAGCGTTTCCCGCAATGTGGGGTCGTAGGACCGACGCTGCTATTTCCTGATGGGCGGGTGCAATCGGTCGGCGGCGGGTTTGATGCCGCCAGCCAGCCCTACCACCAGTACCTGGGACTGAGCAACCCGGACTGGGAACCGATCAACACGCCGCGTACTGTCGCGTGGGTCACGGGAGCCGCGTTCGCGGTGCGCACGACGTGCTGGCAGCAGTTGGGCGGGTTCGATACCGTCTATGGGCGCGGGTATTTCGAGGATGTTGACTTTTGTGTGCGGGCGGTGAACGCGGGCTGGCAGGTGTGGCACAAGCCCAGTGTGCGGTTTCAGCACACGGTCGGTAGCACGGGCGGGAGCCCGACGTTTCGGCAGAACGCGCTGGAATTCAAGCGGCGCTATGTGGACACAGGTTTGATTGAACCGGATACACGATTTATCCGAGAAAGGTTCTGGGTGTGAAAGTCCATCTCGTGGAAATTGACGACACCATGAAGCAGATGTTTAATCTGATACCGGGGCGCTTTGGGTCTGTAACGCCTACCATTCAGAAGAAAGTATTTGCATCACTGGACAATGCCAAGAAATACGCTTCCGGGTATTTTGGATGCGATATGAACTGGTCGGGTCCGTGTGAAAAGGATGACCTAATTGAACATCATGGGATGGTTCCAGGTGTATCGGGAACTATGTCAGCAATAGTCTATGAAGTTGAGGTGCAGGAGTAGAAAGGTTCTGGGTGTGAAAGTCTATCTTGTGGAAATAACGCCTCTCGCGGGATTTATAAAACCCGCTATTGAACCTTGTGCGTTTGCAACACCTGAAGATGCACAAACCTATGGCGATGCGTGCTTTCGAGGGGAGTTGATCTGGCGTGAGCACGACGGGCAAATGATTGGGTCAATCCCAGGAACGCTAGTAGCCAATGCGCGCTTGATTGAAGTTGAGGTGCAGGAATGAATATTCTCATTACCGCCATTCACTATCCTATCGCCTCCGGGCGCTATGCCGCCGCCGCACTCCGCCGTCTGGGGCATGACGTGCGCACCGCAGGCCCGTGCACGGGGCGGCGCATCTGGGATATGGATGTTGACGAGGTGCACGTATGGCTGACCGAGTTCCCAGAAGAAGACTGGAACCCGGAACTGGTCATTCACATGGACGGCAACCTGCCAATGGAGCGCACGTGTGATGCGCCGCATATCGTGTACGGGGTGGATAACCACGTGCGCAAGTATGACCAAATGGAGTGGGATCACCTGTTTCTGGCGCATGGGCACGGCTTTCGTATCGGTGAGGACAATGTGACGTGGCTCCCCTGTGCGTATGATCCGGTGTGGTTCACGCCCGGCCCGGCATGGTCGCAGCGTACAATGGACGCGGCGCTGATTGGCGTCCAGTATGGCCCGCGCGCCGAACTGCTGTATGCGCTACGGGAGCGTATCCCGGCGATTCGCATGGATTACCGGACGGGGCCGTTGTTTGCCGAGTATGCGCACGCCTACCAGAACGCCAAAATTAGCCTAGTACGGTCGGTGTTGGGTGACGTGGCGATGCGCGTCTGGGAAACCGCCGCGATGGGGTGTCTGGTCGTTATGGACCAGTGCCCGGATGGTGATGATCTGGGACTGGTGGATGGCAAGAATTGCCTGATCTACCGGACACTGGACGAAGCGCTAGATAAGGTGCAATGGGCACTGAGCGACCCCAAGCAGGCCGAAGCCATCGCCCGCAAGGGGCAAGAATGGGCACTCCCCGGTACGTGGGACGCCCGGATGCAGGTTATCGTTGAGTGGGCAGAAGCCCAAACCGCGCCCAAGCGCGAGAAAGCGACAGCGAAGTGAGCGAGCAAGGACTTGAGCAGCTTCTACGCGAGGCTATCTATAAGGTACAGTTGGGGCAGGAATTGTCTAGAGCATATCCAAACCCCTATGTCGGCATACCATCGCCAATGACAAAAGCCTGTATGCAGGCTGAAGCGTGGTTGAAGATAGCGCTGGCCGATGTCATCGCTATGGATATGGATGCTACGGAAAAGAAATCCAGCGTTCATACAATTAGTGATGGGCGGATACCCATGCAGGCGCCGATTGCGCCAGAGAGCGAAATCAATGACACGCGGGATTAACCTGGGCTGCGGTACGGTCATTCTCCCCTGCGAACGCCCGCATCATCACCGGGCGCTGCCAGAGGAGTTGTATACCAACGCTGCGATCCAATGGGATAACGCTGATTGGAATGGACAGCCAGGCGTGAATATCGTGTGCGATCTGTTCGATTACCCGTGGCGCCATCAAGCCACAGGAGAGGTTATCCCTGATAATACCTATGACGTGGCGATTGCCTCCCACATTGTGGAGCATATCCCGCACCATGTGGTAGAGAACGGACAGTTTATCCCGCATCACCCACAATATCAAGACGGTTGGTTTGCGTGGTTCTCGGAGTTGTGGCGCGTGCTGAAAAAGCCAGGGGGCATGGCACATATCCTGGTACCCTATGCCTATAGCAACAGTGGTGTCGCGGACCCATCGCACACCCGGTACATTATCCCGGCCACGTTTGGGTATTTCGATACGGAATACAACGGCAGCCCATTTGTGTACCGAAGTAAAATGCGGTGGCATGAAGTGGATTTCACGAAAGACTTGGTTTTTGTGCCCCATGAGCAAGCTGTGGCCTTGTTCCGGTCCCAAGTCAAGTTTATGGACCGATTCACGGACTTTCTGACCAGTGGCACACTCACGATGGAGCGCGACTGGGATTTGGATGAGGATTTGCCCCAAGAGGGGCATGATGCCGAATGGATGCAGGCGCAGGTGTGGCAAATGGCGCAGCGTTACCAGAACATGATTGCGGAATTCACCGTGCGGATGGAGGCGCTGCCCCTGCATGACGATTAAGCTCGACTACCGCCAGTTATCCAGCGAAGCAAAGTACTGGCGCACGGTGGGAAGGGTAGCCCTGAAAGTGCTCTGGGACGAACTACGCGCCGAGTCGTTTGAACTGGAACGCGATCTAAAGGGCGGTACGCGCGGGCATCAAATCCCGGTCCTGACCGGACGCGCACGGGCATCGTGGGGCCACTGGACACCCGGCGATATCAAGCCGGGCGCAAAAGGGGCGTCATCTATGGATGCCTACTGGAAAGAAAATAAGACGAAGCTGGAAATTACGCAGGGGAGCAACGTCGAATACATGGAAGCCCTGAACGCGGGCCACAGCCAGCAGCAACCCGCTGGTTTTCTGGATGAGGCCGAAAAGGACGCTGAGCGTAGTCTGGAACGACGGGTTGACCGGGTTCTCAATCTGTATTTTTAGGAGCATACATGACAGCGCTGGATCATGATACCGGTGTATACAACGTTGAGGGCACCTTGCGGGCGTGGTTGATGGCGGGCTTACTGGCCAATACGCCCAGCAGCGTGAGTGAAGTGCGGCTCAACCTGGATATGCCCGAACAGCCCTTGAACCCGCCGGAGTGGTCGGTTCATTTCCGGGTATCGCGCCTGTCCGAGTCATTCCAGGGAAGTCATGTAGGCAGTAACCAGCACGGTGAAATCCGGTATGGCACGATGGAGGTAAACTGCTGGGTATCCCGCGAAAATAACCCGGCGTGGCGCAAGCAACTGGCACAAATGCGTGATGCTGTATCTAAAAGCGTGCAGCAATTACGCGCGACGGGGAGTGGGCTAAAAGTTTACGACTTCTATGCCAATGAAAATACGCCCTCCCAAATTGCGCAGTTGATAAAACTATTGACCATTACTGAGGCAGCGGTTCCAGCGGACCCAAACCCGGATATTCAGCGGGCGCGGTTCCTTATCGACTATCTATGGACTGAGAAAGTATAACGCAGGAGAAAGGACTATGACGGAAGTACGCAACAGACGTGAGGGAACGTTACGATGGGTGCAGGCGAGCGGGTCAGGCACGACGTGGGCCACGGCCAGCGCGCCCGCCAGTGGACTGATGGCGTTTTGCACCAACTTTAACCATACATCGGCGCATCAGTTCGCGGTGATTATGGACCGGGGCACGATCAGCCATCACAAAAGTGTGAGCCAAACGCCGCCCGACTTCAGCTTCGATATCTTGTGGGGCGTGACCGCGGCCTATCCACCCACAAATGTTACGGGCAGTGGGGCCACGGTGCCGATGGTGCACTTTGAGTATAAGGCAACCGCCAAAGAAGACGGCGCCGCGCTTTACTACCAAATTCACGGCGTGGCACTCAATAGCATTCAGTTTTCGGAGGGCGACGAGGCCAACAACGCTACTTTCGCGGGGCAAGCCCTAGCGATTGTGGGGCCGACCGCTAGCGGCTTTCTGGGATAACTCATGGCGCGTGAAGTGTATGCGTTTCGCGAGGGGGTTGTCTGGTTGTGGACCGGTACCGCCGGGTCTGCGACTCTTGCCTATGCTGAAGGCACTGAAATCGCGCTGACGCGCGGCTGGCAGAATTACCGCACGTTCGATGATGTCTATCATGATGTACAAACCGGGCGGGTGGCCACGTTTCGCGTGCAAGCGCTGTATACCCGTGACCATAGCGCGTTGATGGAATGGTTCGAGGCGGCAACCGCTGTCCACGCGCATTTCATCCAAAACGCGACGGGGCTTGGGAGCGCGGGCCTTTTTCTGTATTCGGGGAGGTTGGATGCGCTCCAACAGGTGGGACGTGAAAAAGGCATGTTTCAATTGTCCCTGATGGGACATAGCAATGAATGGAGCGCGTATTACTGATGCGAGTAGCAACATTTGAGGACCTGAGACCGAAAGTCTACCAGTTCGAGGTCATCGCCCCGGACGGGGAGAGTTTCCTGATCGAAATGCGGACGCCGACGCCTAGCGAACTGTTGACCTGGGAGCGGGAATTTGGGAACCCGCCGGAAGCGCCGGTCACAGACATTAAGCGCCATCCAGACGGCACGTTTGAGGAAATACGCGATATGCAACCGGTGATAGACTGGCAGCAGGATCGCATCCTGAAACAAGTGCTGAAACTCTGGACAGCCGAGGTGCCAGGTGAAACCGACGCGGACCAAATCGACCATATGAACGAGCTCGGCGCGTGGGCCGTCAATGCGCTGGTCAAGTGTTTTGGTCTGCTGATCCGGACCCCTGATGAGGCGCTGAAAACGCGTCCCTTTCGGGGCAATGGAGCGCCTCCGACTGCGAATCTGTGAGCGGCGGGGCTGGCAGCGGGCGCAGTTCGATCAGTTGCCCGCTGATGAACGGGATGAACTGCTGGCGCACGAATACCAGCGCCGGATGGATTTGACCGGCCAGATCAACCGTGCGTATGAACGCGCGAAACGCACGAATGACAAGGGCAAGACGTACACGAGCACAGAGGTGTTGAACACCTTCCTGTTGCTCGCGTTATTGGAGACACAGTAATGCCGGATCGACGGCGCACGATCACGCTATCTGTCAACGACGATTTCAGCCGCCAACTGAAAGCGTTTGTGACGCATATGGACGCAGCGGAACACAGCGCGCAAACCTTTTCTCATGGTACGAAGGGGTTCTTTCAGGCAGGTGCAGAAAATCTCTTTTACATGGCGAATGCGGCACGTGAGGTGTACGGGGCATTTTCGCGCGTATTCAGCACGGCCAACCAATGGGCCGATATGGGCAAAAATGCCATGCGTTCAGAATATGCGTTGGGACAATTGGCCGGGAGCGCTAAAGAAGCGAGCGCATGGATACAAGCGGTTCAAGATGCCGCGTTGGGCAGCGTAACCAAAGGTGAGGCGGCGGCACAGGCTTACCAGCTTATGCGATTTGGCTTGGCGGATAGCGCCGAAGCAGCGCGTGATTTTGTGCGAGATATTTCTATTGTAGCTACCGCCAATCCTCAATTAGGCGATACCGCTGAAGCGATTAACCAGCTTCAACTTACCCTGTCGAATATGTCATTTATGCGCCTAGACCAACTCGGCATAAGTGCCGGGGTAGTTCGTAAGCGTATGGCAGAACTGAAGAAAGAAACAGCAGGACTGACCACTGAGCAAGCATTCCAGCAGGCCGTGATGGAACAGGTAGGGCAGCAAGCGGATATTCTGGGTGACAGTATTTTGCAAGTGGACGATGCCCAAAAACGGCTTGAGGCACGGTTTCGGGGGTTTAAGGAAGGACTTGGTAAAGAGATTGCCGAGGGGTTTGAGGGCGCAGCGGAAGCGGTCGATGGGTTTTACGCCTCCCTGAATGCTGGTTTTACTATGGGCGATTTCACGGCAGAAGGTGCGCGGCAGGCTGGCAAGAAAGGCAATCTTGTCGAAACCATCGCTTTTTTGACCGCGACGCAACTAGCAGCGTTCTATGGGGCAGGGCAAACAAAGCCGGGTCAGGAAATAACTTTAACCAGTCCCATGATACCGAAAGCCACGCCCGCCGAAGTCCTTGACGTGTCCCAATTGTATCCTTTTGGGTTGGCTCCGGGTGGCTATGGTGGCGATGTGACCCGCAACTTGCAAGCCACAACCAACGCTCAACGGCAGCGCGCGTTCTGGTGGCAGCAGAAACCCGTGATGGCATCCTTGCGAGAAGGGGGCGCGCTGAGCGATCAGGATTGGCAAGCGTTTACACAACAATACAACATGGACATTGCCTCGGCATATTGGGGCACAGATTTAACTGGGTGGGATAAAGAGTCCTGGTACGATTACCGTAAACGCGCGCAGGAAAGCACGGCAGCGCGCTATGGCCAATGGCGCACGGGACAATTGACGGGCGCTGGCATGGAAACGCGGGGGGGAATACCGTCTCAAGTTGCTGGCCCCGGTGGTATGAAACCCCAGTTTGAAGCGCTGCAAACCGCCATTCCGATAGTGACCGACCTGTTCTCGACCATGACAGGCACGGTCCAAGATGCCGCCCGCGCTCTGTTCACATTGGGCGACGGATTCGAAGAAGTGAATTCATTGGCCGAAAAGTTCGGCTTGGGCGCGGGCGCGTTTCAGGTGGATGTACTGCGCGAAATGAAAGACGCGCTGCAAGACGCAGGTGTCAGTCAGGACCAATACAACGAAACGGTCGCCGCCTATGAGCACCTTACAGGCTTAGCCAATGCCCAAAGCGCTGCCTATGACACACAACTGCGCTCGATTTCAGAAGCGTTTGCTGCTGGTGAATTAACTCAGCTTGAATACCTGAATGCACTCAATCAAATTACCAATGCGGATTTGTCCGGCTTAAACTGGTTGACCGTGGCATTTCAAGCCGATCCTTCCACGCTAGAACTCTACAACGAAATTCTAGGCAAAATGGGCGATCCGGCATTTGCGCAGGCGGCGGCCCAGTTGCCTCAAAATATTATGGGGATGGCTCAAGAGGGATTTGGAACCTTTGCCAGCATGCTGTTTGGGGGCGCCCCTGCGGCGGGCGGTCAGGAGGGGGGCGCGCGGGATGACGCCACCACGCAAGCGATGCAGGGCATTACGGATGCAATCTCAACGCAAACCGGACTTTGGACGGAGGATTTCACGGCATTTACTACCACGTCTACCGAACAAATGAAAACGCTGGAAACAGAAAGCGTGACCAGCATTGATAATATCGGCAATAGTTTTGAGCAACTGGACGGCAAGCAAGCTACGCTGATCATCAACATTTCCACGCCGGACATGTTGAATACCCTGTTATCCATGGTCGGTGCGCAAGAACGGGTGCCACAAGATGATGTCGATGCGAGCAACCTGCGGCGCGGGGGGCGGTAATGGCAAACACCTTTGATGTCTTTCTGGATTACGATAACGACGGCGCGTTTGATGCCGCCGATGAAATCACGTCAAAGCTCAAGCGGGTCGACGAATGGCGCCAGGGCATTGCCATGCCGCTAACGCAGCGGGTCGCCACGCCGGGCCGCCTGGTGCTCACCCTGGATAATACCGACAAACGCTTCAGCCCCGCCTGGTATAACTACCTTGCCGCCGTCAAGGCGACCAGCCCGGCCAACCTGATCGGCTATTGGCCCATCAATGACTCCACGGGCAGCAAGGCGCAAGATCACAGCAACAATGGGCGCAATGGCACGATTTACGGCGTGACGTTGGGCGCGGATGGTATTGGCGACTACAACAGCGATGGCGTGTTTACAGCGGGAACATTTGACGGAATAAATGATTACATTGACATCTATAGCGCCGGGTTAGCCGGGGCTTTTAATCCGGACGCGCTAACGGTGCTCGTGTGGGGGCGCGTGACAGGCACCTGGACAGATGCAACCGGGCGGGTATTAGTCTACCTGGGCGCGGACACCGACCAGAACCGTTTGTATTTTCTGAAAGACGCTTCCGGGTATATGAACTGGGCGTATGAAGCAGGCAACGTTTTAAAGACGCAATCCGACGCGACAGGACTGCACCTCAAAGATTTATCCGCTGATGCCTGGTTTTGTCTTGCCATGACCGTGAGTACTGCGGCAGACCAATTGATTGCTTATTATAACGGGGCACAATGGCGAGAGATAGTTACAGGGTTGGGCACATGGGCGGGCGCGCTAAATAGTGAATTTTGCAATATCGGCGCCAAACAAACCACCCCCTCAGTGCTCTTTGATGGCGATCTGGCGCATATGGCCCTCTGGGATACCGTCCTGACGCCCGCGCAAATCAGCGCCCTCTACCGCGCCTATGCGGGTCGCCCCGTGCCCAACCTGCCGATCCGGGTCCGCAGCACGGACGGCGTGGACACGTGGACGGTGTTCCGGGGTGTCACGCTGGATTTTGAACCCACACCCGATGTGAACGGGGCACAGGAATGCCGCCTGACATGTACCGATCACATGGGCGTGCTGCAAGCTGATACGTTGTCGGTGCCCCTATTTGAGAATGTAGATACCGATGATGTAATTTCGGCCATAGTCAACGAAACCTACGCTGGCGAGGCCGCGAGTGGATATGTCCTGACCAGTGGGGGCGGCGATATCAATACGTGCACGATCAATGGACAAGTGTATACCTTTGCCGATCCTCTGGTTGACGAACCCTACAATGTGCTTGAACAAGGTATTTTCACTGCTCAGAACTTACGCGCTGCGATTAACGCTGAAGATGGCGCGGGCACCAAATATGGCACCGGCACCGCGCGGAATAACGATGTAGAAGCCCAGGATCACTTACCCGTAGTTGATCCCATCGACCCGCGCCAGATAGACTTATATGCACGGGTTAAGGGCACCACCGGAAACGCGATCACGCTGGAAAAAGACGGGGCGCATATCGCCATCTCCGGGGCTACCCTAAGCGGTGGCACAGATGCCCCCAGTGGCTTGACCAGTTTCCAGGCGGGCGAACAAACCGTTGATATTGCGGGCGACCAGTGGGACCCGGATACCACATCCGCACTACAGGCCATAAAAGATGTGGTGAATGCCGAGCAGGGCTTCTTCTTTGCCGCCCGTGATGGCACGCTGACGTTTCTCAACAAGGACTGGCAATTTTTGCGCGCCATCGCAACGCCCGCGATCACGGTCGATAACACGCATAGCGGGCAATCAGGCGGGCAATATGAGCGGTATATTTTCAACCGGGTGATCGTGACCTATACGCCACGGAATACGGATGATGTGGGCGTGGTAGCGCGGTCGAATACGCCGATCCGAGTCCTGGCTAATTCTGGCACCCAGCGGTTTTCGCCCATCATTGGCTGGCCTGGCAGCGGTTACACAGGGGCGCCCTCGCCAGGGGATTCTGTAGTTCGTATCCCGTTTGTGGATGTTGACACCGGGAGCATTTGCGGCGCAAAAGACGTATTGCCATTGACCCCCACCACGGATTACATCGTGCGTCCTACTAGCGACCCAACCAGCGATGATCTGACCTTTGCGGGATTTATCAGCGGGTCATTTGTAGTAACGGGTAGTGGGGTTGAGATATCGCTCCAAAATAGTTGTGTGCGTGATATGTACGTGCACGATCTACAAATCCGGGGCACACGCCTACTGCGCTATGATGATCAGACGGTGATCAGCGAAAATGCAGCCAGCATTGCCGCGTACAATCGCAAGCCCTACCGCATTCGATTAGCACTGACCACGAATGAGAATTTTGCGCGGAGTATTGGGAATTATGAACTGGGACGGTTCAAAAATCCGGTATCGCTGGTGCCCTCCATTATCTTCCGGGGGGACCCGGTAGTCAATGGCGTGAATGTATTCAGTCTGGACCTGGGCGATATAATCACGCTGAGCGAGGATCAAACCGGCATTGCGGCGCAGATGTACGCCATCATGGGATTCAGGTATGGCGTTAACGAAGCGGGTACGGTCTGGGAATTGGAATGCTATTTGCGATCCATTTCGGACAAAACCTATTGGATTCTCGGTGATGCTACCTATGGTGTGCTGGGATATACCACGCGCCTAGCTATTTAGAAGGGATAGACCATGGCCTGGACCACGCCTAAAACCTGGACAGCAAACGAGGTTCCTGATGAAAGTGATTTCAATATAAATATCAGGGATAATCTAAACGCCTTGAAAGCGCCCCCCTTTGGGGAGACGGCGCTCTCGGCCACCAGTTATTCTAATATTCAATCCACCAGCACCGTATTTGCCAACCTGATGACCGGAACAGTCACGGCGCAAATCCAGCTTGCGACCTATGGTGGCGATATAGAGGTGCATTTCGAAGGTTCGATCCATTGTGATTCCACCTGTGCCTTGAATTTTACCTACAACGGCACCGCGTATGCAGACGAGCCCTTCGGACTCTGCGTGATGGCATCTCCGCAAGTGGTGCCCATCACGTTTTCCCGCTTCGTAACAGGGTTGCCATCAGGGACGCATACCTTTCGGCCCCAGTGGCTCACCACCAATGGGGCCAACCCGATCCAATTAGCGCCGAGTGCCAAATCTATTTTCTGGGTACGGGAGACAAGCTAGTGAGTGGGACCATAAGTCAACCGTTAATGGGCGTGCCGGGGTTGTTTGAGCACGGCTATATGAACAAGGTGAAAGGCATCGCGCCGGCGAACTTGCTGGCCTATTGGCCGCAATGGGAACCGCGCGGGACGCTGATCAACGATCTGTCGGGTAATGGGCGCATCGGTACCTACACCGGCGTCACGCTGGGGCAGCCGGGCATCGGGGATGGCTACACGTCCCCGCTGTACGATGGCGCGAATGATGTAGGCAATTGTTACAGCGCCAGTCTGGCGACAGCGTTTTCGGCGCTCACTGGCACCCTGCACATTTGGGCCAGGGTCTACAATGCCGCCGTGTGGGTAGACCATACCGCGCGCCTGGTGGCCTATTTTGGGGCAGATGTCAGCGATAACCGGGTGATGATCCTGACAAACGTATCGGACCAGCTCGTGTGGACCTATACCGCCAACGGCGTGACAAATTCCGTCACTGACAGCGGCAACAGTATTTCAACTACCGATTGGATGGCGTTAGGTCTGACGTGGGACAAGGGCGCTGATGCCGTCATGGGTTATTATGCGGGGGCTCAATTTGACTCGACTCAATCCGGGTTGGATGTGTGGGCCGGAGCCCTGGCCAGCACGTTGTGTACGCTGGGGTCTAAAGGCGCGACACCAGCCCTGGTATGGAACGGGTATCTGGCCCATGCGGCCCTCTGGGATGCCGTATTGACCCCGGCAGACATGGCAGCGCTTGCGGAGGTGTAATGATGACACTCTGGCCCGGCTATATCGCAGCGGAAGACGTGGCGCTTACGGCACCGCAGCGAGCCGCCATTGTGGCGGCGTTCAAGACATTGGGACCGGCCAACGACCCGCAACCCGCGCGGCTCAACCATTGGCGGGTGTCCCTGGATGGCAGCAAGGTCATCTTTGAGGCTGCGTTTAAGGAAAGCGCCTTAACCGTGGCAAGTGTCAAGCAATTTTTGACGGATGCCGTAGGCGTGGAC